ATGGCATGGGTGTGAACAAGCTGTCCGAACAACTGGATGTATCTGTTGAAGAAGCAAAGAGTCTGACCAAGCAATACCATGACCGTGTTCCCTTCGTTAAGGGACTCATGACCGGCGTGATGAACCGGCTGAACGAGAAGTCGAGTGGTGGTTCGCTGCACTCGCTGCTTGGTCGTAAATGTCGCTTCGATCTGTGGGAACCCGATACCTTTGCCATGAACAAGGCGCTGCCTTACCGGGAAGCGGTAGACGAATATGGGCCCACGACCCGTCTTAAACGTGCCTACACCTACAAGGCGCTCAATCGTTTAATCCAAGCATCTGCTGCGGATATGACGAAAAAAGCGATGGTCGATCTGTACAAGCAGGGAATACTGCCCATGCTTCAGATACACGATGAGATTGCCATGTCTGTAAAGACAGTGGATGAAGCCAATGCCGTAGCCAAAGTTATGGAAGAAGCTGTACCGCTCGAAGTGCCGTCAAAATGCGACGTGGAGATAGGCCCATCTTGGGGTGAAGCTAAGTGATTTCTTGCAATCTTATATATCTTCGTATATTATCGTAGATATCCGGGGGCACTGGAGATAGGTTTAATGGATACAACACGCTGGAAAAGCATCCTCGTTCCGCGAGAGGTGTACGAAGAGATTAAAGAGCTTTCAAAAAAGGAAGGCAGAACCATTGGCGGACAGCTACGGCTAGTGTTCGAGTGGTACATGGAGACTGCAAATGATAGAAGCACAGGGGAAACAGGGACAGTTTCACAGAAATCTGGTAAAAAATAAGTGCCCGAAGTGTGAGCAAAACCTTGAAGTTACTGGCAAGACTGACACACAGCTATTCCGCAGGTGCAAATCCTGCCAACTTTCTATTGTCGATCCCCTCTCTGGTGGCGAATATCCTGAAGATGTTTGCGAAATATGCGATTAAGTGTTGCTTATCCCATACCGACATGTTTATACTACGCTTGAACATGGTAAGCATGTTCTCCGTAGTTGACCCTGACCCCAGTACGGTTGCCCCCGGCTGGGGTCATTCTTTTTAGAAAGAGGAAACTATGGCAGATATGATCTTTGTTAATGGCCTACGCGCAAGTAAACCCCGCGATAAAGCGCCAGACTTCGTTAAAGCAGACCTCAGTATGAATCGCGTTGAACTCATCACGTGGCTCGAAGCACAGTCCGGTGAGTGGCTGAACGCGCAAATCTTAGATAGCAAAAATAAACCCGGCACGTGGTACGTGAAGCTGGATACCTACGAGGCCGACAAACAGGAGTGAACAATGGATGACCTAAATCTACGCGTGTCGGAAATACCTTGGGTATATGCCGTCAATCAAATCAACAAAGCCGTCACCGACTTCCAAGACCAACTAGAAAAAAGCGGTAACGAAGAAGACCTCAAGCGCAGCGCAGAAATCGAGAAGTGCTGGCAACGTATCATCCAAGGTTGACATTACCTTATAAAATCCCATACACTACTCCTTGTAACCCTACACGGAGAACGTTATGAAAGACCTGATTACAATCGAAGAAGTTTGCTCACTCGCAAAGGTGAGCAAGCCGACCGTCTACCGAAAGGTAAAGCTGGGCGAGTTCCCAGCCCCGGTCAAAGTCCCAACCACCGCGACCCGCGGGCCAAAAATGGTAAACCGTTGGGAGCGCAACGCAGTGTTAAGTCACTGCATTCAAAATGTGCAACGCGCAGCAACCGCAGCAGTCAACATCCCAGTTGAAGATACTGACGCACACTGGGACACGGCCCCCGAACCATGGTACGTGGAACATAAGTTCGTTCTACAAGCTGTCGTTGGCGGAACCCTTGCAGCATTAGCAGTGTGGTACTTCCAATGAAGATACTAACCATCGACATGCACCCGTCAGTCGGGTCGCAGCTAAACTACAAAATCGAATCATGGGAATGGCGCAAAGAAGTCATCGAAATGGTTTTGGATAATGGCAAGCTCGTTCAGCTAAATCCATCCTATGTCATCGCAGCCATCTTAGAGGAACGTGAAGACGAACCCGAAGAGGCTGAAGACGATGAGCAGTAGGCGACCTAAGTTTACTCGAACAAAATGCGGCAGCCTTACCGTTAAAGGCTGCATTGATCTATGTACCTTCTGGTATGAAGAAGCAGACTTCGATGGCAATGACGAAGAAGCTGAACTATGGCGGTCTATGCTGCGAGGATTCATTAACGAACGGGACATGGGCCTAGACCCATGGACCTCAAGTCCTATCATTGAAAGAAAGATCAAGTCCCAACAATCGTTTTGGGACGCAGCATTCGTGCCTTGGGATAATCGGGCAGAACTCGCAGAATCCTGATAACGCCTTATCCTCTTCGAACGTTTGAGAAGGTGGCCCGACCCCCGACTTTGGTTCAGGGGTCATAACTCCCCCGACTTTAGGAGTGGCAGAGGCCGGGCCGGGGTCCAGTATACAAGAAACACATGCGGCAGGTCGCGGCCCACGGTACAAATTAAACGCCGTTTACTTATATATAGAGCAAAATATAAAAATAAATTTTTTGGTGAAAATAGGTGTAACCGGTGTAACCGTGTAACCAGAGCAATCAAAGCCTTGTTATATATAGAGATTTTAAGTTACATAAGTGAAAAACAAAAATGTAACCGTGCCAGAGTTTATGTAACCAGAAAGGGCAAGATTGCGTATAAGGGCGCTAAATGATTTTTTTTATAATTTTATTTTCTTGTCTATATATGACAAAGGGGGCTAAGTTATGGCAAACTATCGCCAAATAACTGGAGAATTACATGCCTAGTAAATCTGTTGCTCCCGCTGTTAAGAAGAAGGTGGGAAGACCTAAAGCAACCAAAGCGCAGCCGCTTACCCGAAAGCAAGAATTGTTTGTGAAAGAACTGGTGTCTAAGGATGGCCAGATAACTATGCGAGAGGCCGCTATCAATGCTGGATACCCCGCAGGCTCTGCGCACACTAGAGCGTATGAATTAACCAACCCGAACATAAGCCCGCATGTTGTGTCTGCCATACAGGCATATCGTGCAGAGTTAGACGAAAAGTTTGGAGTCAACTACCAACGCCACTTACGTGATCTGCAAACGATCCGTGACATGGCATTAAACAACGGCGCGTACAGCGCAGCCGTACAAGCAGAGTACCGACGTGGGCAAGCGCAAGGTGACATCTATGTAAGTAAGAGTGAGATACGCACTGGCAGCATCGACAGCATGAGCAAAGATGAAGTGTTGAAGGCGCTCAAGGAGATAAAACAAAGCTATGCCCCGATCACTATCGACGTTACTCCCGAAGGAGAGAGCAATTCCCAGAACCGCGACAAAGCGAGAGGCCGACTTTTGGAGGCAGATGAAGACGGGGATGGAGAAGACTGGGAGGAACTTGAAGGCGACACGGCTTGAAACGTGGGCGATGCCCGGTGTGCCGGATGTCGTGTTGTGTGATGAGCTTGGTAATTTTCATTTTGTAGAACTCAAGGCGACCGCAGGTAACGCGGTAGACCTTCGACCCCACCAAGTTGCGTGGCTTACTAACCATGGGCACGGCAGCGTTTGGGTCATGATTAAAAAACACAAAACTAAAAACCAACCCGAACAGCTATTCCTTTACCGTGGCGCGGAAGCGGTAGACCTAAAAATGGAAGGATTAAAAGTTGAGCCATACCACCACGTGGCGGGCACGGTAGATTGGCAAAAGGTTTTTGACTTGATCTGTCCCACAACATCGCATACAATCCCATAGTCAATAAAAACTACGGAGGTTGAAATGACAGCTATTGAAAAAGACCGGTTCGATTCGAGCCTTTATGACCAACGCCATGGCGGGCCCTATGATCGTGGGGGCGCTGACTATTACTACGGGCGGAAATTTGAGCCGCATTACTACACTGGCGCAACCTACAGCAGCGACAAAGTAGAAATGAAAGATATGAGCGCGGAAGAAATCGCCGCTTATACTCGTGGATATAACGCTGCCGAAGAAGACGGCACACAAAAAGACTGGGGCGAATGATGTTTTTGTTAAGAGGTTTAATGCGTTTAATTTATGGTTCGGAAGCAATTGAAGATTTTGAAAAGAAACAGCGCCGACCCAAGCCGCAACGTAGGCCGCAGCAGCGGATTAAACGGCGACGCAAATAAGAAAAAATTAGCCCGGTTGACGCTGGGCTTTTTTATGTCGTATAGTATGCGATATATCTTATACAACTACGGGGGCAAACCATGTTGAAAACTGTTGAATTGAGTAGAGCCGAAAAAACTAAGGGTATCGCAGTAACCTACCGCGCTGGCGACGGGGAAAAATATGCGACATGTCCGGCAGCTTGCAAAATGAATTGCAGCGGGAAGGGATCGCGCAAGGTTGATCCGGATTATCTGGACGCACTTCTGGACGCTGTTCCGCGTAAAGGTGTTTCTTTTACTTACTCGCATTTTGATCCGCGCCAATATGGCTGGGACCGAAAGCTGGCGGAAGGTAAAACCGTTATAAATTTCTCGACCGAAAACAAAGCCGCCGCAGCCGCGTCCATTATTAATGGCGTCCCGTCGGTTACTGTTGTTTCGGATGAAAGCTGGCAAGGTAAGAAAACCCAGCCCGCCGGGTGGGGCGTGAAGGTGGTAAGATGCCCCGCCGAATACCGCGCCGGGTTTAGCTGCCGCGATTGTGGAAACGGTTTGCCATTGTGCGCACGTCTTGATCGAAATTATGTGATCGGATTTACTGCGCACGGTGCGAGTAAGAAAAAAGCCGCCGATCCAGAAACCCGCGGCGGATGTTATGCCGACGGCGGAAACGTCGCATTGCATTGGCGCGATACATCAAAGCAAGCCCAGCCAGATGAAACCGACGGCGAAAAGCTTTTGCGGTTTGCGAAGTCTTTACCGCCGCGCAGTATTATCCGGCACCATGTCGCGGGCGATATCGGGCTTGAATAACTTTTCAAAATATTAGCTTGCGCTATATATAACTTTATGCGATATTATGGGGGACGGGAGCAATTCCGCCCCCGTTTTTGTTTTTACGGAGAACAATATTATGACTTATCAAACTAACGCCTTCGCGCATGGCATCGGAAACAGCGCAGTAAGTAGCCAATGGTTTAGCCGTCCAGACGATCAAAAGTTTTTGTCGCTGGATAACATGCTGGCATTTAAAAAGAGCGACGCCCAGCGGATGACAAGCCGCACGGTTGACACTCACAAAATCCAAATCATTGGGGAGTTTGACGAAGCTAACCCCAGCCGCGGCGACTTGCGTATTGAATACCAAGACGACAATCACCGCGAACACGTGAACAGCCCAACCAATTGGAGTTTTGGCCAATTGTCCCAGCTATCTGGTGCGCCCGCCGGATACCTTAAAGACTTGCCCGCACCATTGGCGGCGGACTGTATCCAATGGGGTTTGCGCTATAACCGTGGCCGCGAACTGGTGAAGGTATACGGAAGCCAATCCGACGGCGGCGACTTACGTGCGGCGACGGGTCCAGACTATGGCCGGATTTTTGACTGGGAAATTTTGGAGCCGGTCAAAAACTTAGTTGATGCCAGCGGCGGACGCTGGAAAGTGCCGGGCATGATGACGGGAAGCCGCGACGGTTTAGCTGTTTACGATCCCGACGTGCCGGTAACCATGGAAACCACCACGCTATTTGCCAGCGACCGCGACGTTTTCGTTTTCTTAGTTGACGACCGCAACCCAATCGAAGTGGGCAAGCTTCCGAACGGGGAACCGGATTTGATGTTCCGCGGGTTTTACGCTTGGAACAGTGAAACCGGCAGCAAGACGGCGGGCATTGCCGCGATGTATCTGCGCGGGGTTTGCATGAATCGCAACTTGTGGGGCGTGGAAAACTTCCAAGAAATTAAGATTAGGCACACCAAATTCGCGCCGGATCGTTTCGCGATGGAAGCCCGCCCAGCATTGGAAAGCTTTGCGCATGGATCAACCGCGACATTCGTCGAAGGTGTTCAAGCTGCCAAAGCTGCCAAGATTGCGCACGATGAC